CGCATGTGTGCGAGTGCTCACACACTCGCATGTGTGCGAGTGCTCACACACTGCGCACGAATGTATGTAAGTGCACACTTAGGGGCCCCTGGCGCCACCCTGACGTGCGGGTGACAACGAGCGCGATTTTCAAAAGTTTTCGCAACTTTTAAACTGGACTTTAGGAATAGGCCCCCGGGCAGCCCCGATTGCTGACTTTTCGGACATGACTCTTCGCGAATTGCGACATTTCAGTGATACTTAATGCATGAGTACGTCTGAATCGTTCTTCGACGACGAGCCGCGCATGCCCCTGGGCTACGGTGGCGCGCGGCCCAGGTCGGGCCCGAAGCCCAAGTCCAAGAAGCCCCCGTCCGAGGAAGGGGAAACCCTAACTGCCTACCAGCGGTACGAGCGGGCCAGGGCTGAGAAGGAAGAGCAGTTGGCGCGGCAGGCCAGGGTCAAGGCCGACCTCGACGAGGCCAAGGTCGTAGACCGTCAGGCCGTGCGTGACGCAACTGCCAAGGCTTTCGCCGCGATTTCGCAGTCGCTCGATGCGATCCCCGACATCCTTGAGCGTGACGGCATCGAGCCCGAGATTGCCCAGCGCATTGGTGATTTGATCGGCGAGGCCAAGATGGAACTCGCCACCGACCTCGAACGCGCCTACCAAGATGCTTGATCACGCTTCGCGTGCGCTTTCTGATGTACTGACCGCGCACGCTGCCTTCCGACCCCCGCGGCGTGTGCCGGTAGCCGAGGGCGCGGCCAGTACGCTGTTCATCAAGCAACCGGGTGGTGTCCCTGGCCTGTGGTCGGCCGAGGAGACCCCCTACATGATCGAGCCCATGAACACCCTGGCCAGCCGGCGCCACGAGGCTGTGGTGTTCGTCGGGCCGGCGCGTACGGGCAAGACCGCGGGCCTGCTGCTGGGCTGGATGGCCCACAACGTCGTCAACGACCCTGGCGACATGCTGTTCGTGCAGATGACGCAGGACAAGGCCCGCGAGTTCAGCAAAACTGACCTCGACCGGGCCATCCGTCACTCGCCTGGGCTGCAGGCAATGATGGGCGGCAGCCAGGACGACAACACTCACGACAAGATGTTCCGCCACGGCATGTGGTTGCGCATCGCGTGGCCAACCGTCAGCAACGTGTCAGGTTCGACGTACCGCTACGTCGCGATCACCGACATTGACCGGATGCCAAACGCGGAGAATGTGGACGGTGAAGGCCCGCTCTTCAACCTCGCACTGAAGCGAACACAGACGTTCCTGTCCCGCGGCATGTGCCTCGTCGAGTCGAGCCCAGGCGTGGAGATCAGCGACCCGCACTGGGGACGCGCAACGCCCCACGAGGCGCCTCCGGTCACGGGAGTGCTGGGCATCTACAACCGCTCCGACCGGCGCCGCCTGTACTGGCCTTGCCCGCTGTGCAGCGAGTGGTTCGAGGCCGCCCCTGGCCTGGGGCTTTTCGGTCTGCCGGCCGAGAGCACCTTGCTGGAGATCGTCCGCGAGGCTGACCTCGAAGCCCTGGCTGTCGAGCACAACCGAGTCGTCTGCCCGCACTGCCGCGGCCAGATCGGCCCGCGGTCGAAGAAAGACCTGAATCTGCGCGCACGTTGGCTACAAGATGGTTTGTCGCTCACTTCCAGCGGTGAAGTGATCGGCAAAGCCCACGAGAGCACCATTGCCGGGTACTGGATGGGTGGCGTGGCTGCGTCCTACCAGTCCTGGCGCAGCATCATCCTGCGCTACCTGCAGGGTCTGCGCGCCTACGTGCTCACCGGCAGCGAGGAGGCCCTGAAGACCACGGTCAACACTGACCAGGGCACGGCCTACATGTCGCGGGCGCTGCAGGATGCTGCTGCGGCTCAACGCGACCCCTCGCAGCGCAAGGAGAAGGGCCTAGAACGCTACGTCGTGCCGGCCGAAGCCCGGTTCCTCGTGGCCACGGTAGACATCCAGGGCGGGGTCGGCTCGCGCTTCGTGGTGCAGGTGCATGCCATCGGTCCACATCGAGAGAAGTGGATCGTTGACCGCTACAACATCACCGAGTCGTTGCGCGAAGGGGTAGGGGGCGGCAAGGCCCCGATCGACCCTGCAGCCTATGCTGAGGACTGGGACGTGCTCACCGAGCGCATCATCCGCGCCACCTACCGCACGCCCGTCGAGGGCCAGGAGATGCGCGTGCGGCTGGCCGTGGTGGACACAGGCGGCGAGGACGGTGTCACCGAGCGCGCCTACGCGTGGTTCCGCAGGCTGCGGCGCCTGCAGATTGCCTCGCGCGTCATGCTCATCAAGGGTGTCGGCCGCAGCGTCAAGACGGCCACGCCGCTGATCAAGGAGTCGCTGGTCGGCGCCCGCAACTCGAAAGAGAAGGGCGACATCCCGCTGTACCTCATCAACACCAACATGCTCAAGGACATCGTGACCAACGGGCTGTCGCGCAGCGCCCCTGGCCCCGGATACCTGCATGTGCCGCAGTGGCTGCCGCAGTCCTTCTTCGACGAACTGGCCTCTGAGGTGCGCAACGCGGACGGGACGTGGACTCAGGTGCGCAAGCGCAACGAGTCCTTCGACTTGCTTGCGTACTGCGAGGCGGGCTACCTGCGCCTGGGCGCGGAGAAGATCAACTGGGATCGGGCCCCGGAGTGGGCGCGGCCTCTGATGGAGAACTCCGAGCGCATCACCCGCGACGACCGGCGTGACATGCAGGCCAATGAGGTCGTGCAGTCGTTGCCGTCGCCTGAAGTCACATCGCAACCTAGCCGCAGACAGAGACGCACGTCACGGTCGTCCTACCTCGGCTAGACTGACGCATCAGTTGCCTCCCTAGCCCGAAAGGGTTTGGCCCGCTCAACTCGCGTTGAGCGGGTCTATTTTTTGGAACCGCTCGTAAGCGGTGTCCGTTGCTCGGCGCACGCCTCGGGAGAGGTTGTCTTCGCCCAGCACCTTCAACTTTCGGATCGTCATCTCGTCCAGGGAGACGACCGTCCGTTTCATTACTTCTCCGACAATAATCGGCTTGCGCCCGCGCTTCTTTACGTTCATCCGAATATCTTATGCCATCAATTCGGCGCGGTGTGCTCATCGCAATCGCTCCGCAGCCGAGCGTTTCTAACATCCCGCCATAATTCATGGCATGCCTGTTTCTCAATCAGACATCGACGCTCTCACCGCGGCAATCGCCTCTGGTGAGCGACAAGTCACCATCGGCTCGCAGAGCGTGACCTACAGGTCGATCGACGACCTGATCAAGGCTCGCGACACGCTGATGCGCGACCTCGTGGCGCAGACCGCCACCGAGCCCAGGCCCAGGCAGACCCGTCTGTACTACGCTGGCCGAGGGTACGACCGATGACTGTGCGTCGCGCCAGGAAGAAGCCGACCGCGGCCCAGACTACCCTGCAGGTCGTCAACCGCTATGACGCGGCCGGCACTGGCCGCCGCATGAAGGGCTGGATGCCGCCTTCGAGCGGCCCTAACAAGGCCGTCGATGGTCTACAGACCATCCGCAACCGTGCGCGTGACGCAACGCGAAACGACTGGACGGGCCGGTCTGCCGCTCAACACTGGACGACCAACCTCATCGGCACCGGGATCATGCCCAGGCTGCCGAAGAAGATGGCCAAGACCAAGAAAGAGACTCTGACCAAGTTGTGGGATGACTGGGTCAAGGTCTGCGACGCGGACGGTGCGCTCAACTTCTACGGTCTGCAGACGCTCTTCACCCGCTCCTGGCTGATCTCTGGCGAGTGCTTCATCCGCCTGCGTCCGCGGCGCGTGGACAGCGGCATGACGGTGCCCTTGCAGGTGCAACTCATCGAGGCGGACTTCGTGCCGATGCTGGACGCGGACACTTGGCCTGGGATGCCGAAGGGTCACCGCATCCGCAGTGGTGTCGAACTCAACCGCATCGGCCAGCGGGTCGCTTACTGGGTCTACAAAGAGCACCCGGGCGACAACAAGGGCCTGAGCGTCAACCCCAACGACCTCGTGCGCGTGGCCAAGAGCCAGATGCTGCATGTGTTCGAGCCTGAGCGGCCGGGGCAACTTCGCGGCGTGCCTGACTTCGCTGCAGTGCTTGCTCGCCTGCGCAACGTCGCCGACTTCGACGATGCGGTGCTGGAGCGGCAGAAGATCGCCAACCTGTTCACCGGCTTCATCACGAAGACGATGGGGCAGACTTTCGACGACTCCATCGACCCGCTGACAGGCAAGCCGATCGAGACTGACTCGACGGGCGGGCCTATGGCGGGGCTTGAGCCCGGGACGATGCACGAGTTGATGCCTGGGGAGAGCGTGGCGTTTGCCAACCCTCCCGAGGCCGGCACGACCTATGCCGACTACATGCGGCAGCAGAACATCGGCACCGCCGCTGGCCAGGGTCTGCCCTACGAGATCATGTCGGGCGATATCAAGGAGGTCAGTGACCGCACGCTGCGCGTGGTGGTCAATGAGTTCCGCCGGTACGCCGAGCAGCGCCAGTGGCAGATCATCATCCCCCAGGCATGCCAGCCCATCCGCGAAGCCTGGGTGGACGCGGCCGCGCTGATGGGCGAGATCGCAGTCAGCGACATCGAGGACGCGAAGGCCGTCGAGTGGTCGCCGCAGGGCTGGGCCTACATCCACCCGGTGCAGGACGTGCAGGCCAAGCAGACCGAGGTCGAGGCGGGCTTCCGCAGCCGCTCCAGCGTCATCGCCGAGCGTGGCGACGACCCTGAGAAGGTGGACGAAGAGCGCGCGGCCGACGACGAGCGCGAGGACGAACTTGGCCTCAAGCCTGAGCCGATGCAAATGGGGCAGCCAGGGGAGGAGGGCAGTGATGGTCCGTCGCCTGACGGTGACGGTATCGCTCCCGGCGAGTACCCGCGCAACCGTGCGCTCGACAACCTGACGGTGACCGTGGCGCGCCTGGAGTCCTTCGTGCATGCGAAGGCCACCGAGCCGCGCCAGGAAGCCCAGCCGATCGTCATCAACAACCACATTCCGCAGACCCTGGTCACCAACGAGGTCAACCCGACCCCGGTCACCGTGGAGAACAAGGTCGATGTAGCTGCGCCGAGCGTTGAGGTGCGCAACGAGGTTGCGACTCCTGTCGTCAACGTCACCGCGCCCAGCGTGTCGGTGACCAACGAAGTCCAGCCGGCCGAAGTCACTGTCAACCTGCCTGATCGTCAAACCACCTCGGTCATCGAGCGGGACCGCGAGGGCAACATTCTGAACGTCACCCAGACCGAAACGACGTTGCAGTAAATGGCCGCGGCGTCGTACACCACTGACCTGACGCTTATCCACGCGACTGATGCCGCGTCAGCGTCATGGACAGAGCCGACCGGCTTCATCGACGGCGCCATTACGCTGCCTGAAACGGACTATTTCATCCAAGGCACTGGGTGCTTGTCCAAGACCATGGGCGCCGGTGCTGCAGCGGTGTCCGGTGCCATCTACAACGCGGGCGCCGGCCAGACCATACCCTCTGGCAACGCACTCTTCATTTGGCTGTACTTCGGCGCGCCGAATGCCCTGAACACGCAAGCTGCAGGCGGCCTGCGTGTGTTTGTCGGCAGCGCCACGTCAGCCTTCAAGCAGTGGTACGTCAAAGGCGCGAACACCTACACCTACGGGGGATGGTTCTGCGTGCCGGTGGACCCCAACACCACGCAGGATGCCACGACCGGCACCCCGACGGCCACGTTGCAGTTCTTCGGCGCAGCAGCGACTTTGAACGCTACGTCGGCAGTGTCCAAAGGCAACCCCTTTGGCATCGACGTGCTGCGTCACGGGCGCGGCGAGATGCGCATCAATGGTGGCGACCTCGCCAACGGCTACGCAACCTTCGCAGGGTTTGCTGCCCAAAACGACGCGCAGGCCAATCGCTGGGGCTTGTTCCAGACGATCGACGGTGGCTATCTGTGGCAGGGTCTGATGGTGCTCGGTTTCACGAGCGCGGTGGACTTCCGCGACAGCAACGTCAGCGTCCAGATCGCCAACACGCAGAAGGTCGTCGCCGCATTCAATCGCATCGAGGTGCGTCAGGCGACCAGCCGGGTTGACTGGACAGGGGTCAGCATTTCGGCCCTTGGCACGTTGTCAAAGGGCCAGTTCGCGATGATCAACAACGCGACGGTCAATCTGACTACCTGCACCTTCACCGACATGGACACGTTCGTGTTTCAGTCGGGTGCGACAGTCTCTGGCACAACCTTCCGGCGCTGCGGCCAAGTCACGCTCGGCGACGCAACGATGACGGGCTGCCGATTCGAGAACAGCACCGCGGCCACTTCGCTGCTGGTCGGCGCTGCGATCAGCACAGTGTCGAACTGCACCTTCGTCAGCGACGGGTCCAACCACGCGATCCAGATAACGGCTACGGGAAACTACACGTTCAACGGTTTGACTTTCAGCGGCTATGCCGCCGCCAACGGTAGCACCGGTAACGAGACGGTCTTCGTCAACGTGGCCAGCGGCAGCGTGACGATCAACACCGATTCGGCGATCAGTTTCCGCACTGCCGGCGCTACCGTCACGGTGATTGCGGGCCAGAAGACGCTGACGCTGACGGGCATCGTCGCGGGGTCTGATGTGGTGATCCTTTCGGCCGGCACGAACACAGCCCTGGCCGACAATGACGGGGCCACCAATCCAGTCACGACGTTCGCGTACTCGTACACGTTTGCGGCCAACACTTTCGTGGACATCGCTGTCTACAAGGTCGGGTACGTGCCGTTCGTCATCCGCAACTACCAGTTGGCGAACGCGAACGGCTCGTTACCGATCGCTCAAGTCGCGGATAGGAACTACACACCATGAGAACCGTCCTCGACTCAACTGACAAGAAGCACATCGGCGAACAGATCGATGAGACTGCTTCGGTCATCGTCTTTGCCAACGGTGAGACGATGCCTGTCGAACGTCGGCTGCACGACAACACCGTGCTTGCCAGTAGCAACTACGTCATTTTCCTTTCTGAGGAGTAAGCCATGCCAAAGATCATTGATGGTGACGACCTGAACGTCGGCACCGAAATCACGATTGATACGACTGCGAAGACGTTCACGCTCGTCGCGACCGGCAACCTTGTTGCCAAGGACGGGGTGACGCTGCAGGCCCTGTACTCAAAGTTCATCAAGCTGTGGGAGACGACTGCGTACAACCGCTTTCCGTTCCCCATGTACGTGATCGACGCGAAGTCCGGTCAGTTCAACTTCGGCTACGACGGTGGTACGTACAACGGCTGGAAGCCGCTGAATGACACCACCCGCCAGATGCTGCGAGACGGCGGCTGGAACGAGTACACATCGTCTGGCGCGCTTGCTCGTCAGTACGTCGGCATCGTGTCCCTGGGCGAGGTGAGCGCAGGCGCGCAGTTGTACTACCAGCGCGCGGCCACCGATGGCCCCAGCAACTTCACGTTCACCGACGAAGTCAACGAGGGCATTCAAGTCTTCGGCAACGCCACTGCGGACCCGAGCACTACGACCTTCGACAAGCGCGCCTTCTTCAAGGCTTACGCTCGTGAAGAGCAGAAGACGTATTCGTCATCGACCCTGGCCGACACTGGCCAGACGGGCACGGGCGCCTACACGGTCAACGTGCTGCTGTCCAACGCGACTGACCTCAACGCACTGGTCGCCGATACCGGCATTGGCGTCGCCCCGTACACAGGCATCAATGTCTCGTACTACAGCGTCGCACAAACGGTTGACTTGAATGCGCCGACAGACAACTTCCCATTCTCGATCATCGTCGAGGGCAACAACGCGACACTGCAGCAGATTTACACCAAGGTGCAATATATGTTGCGCCAGGGAACCGATATCAACAGCGCAGTGACCAACAGCGCCGGCACGAAGATCGGTAAGGTGCAGAACGACCTGATGTACTTCGTCGGCCCCGATCTGTACTGCCGTCAAGGGGTGTTCGTACAGAACATCGACCCGGCCTTCCTGAACAACATCTATTTCATCGACGACAACGGTGTTTCTCGCCAGTACAACTACTCATCCGCGGGTAAGCTGCAGTTCAACTCGTTCCTGACCTCTGGTGGCACGGGTTACTACCGCATGTACATCACTGACTCAGTGACGGGTACGGACGACTACGGCTCCGCCAACGCGATCACCGTCAACGACAAGGACGGCAACCCGATCGCTGGCACCATCACCGGCAGCGAGATCAACTTCACCTTCGCTTATGACACAAACACCCAGGGTGGACGTTCTGTGTTCACGGCCCCGGGTGGAAATGTCGCAGTGACGGTGGTGGCCGGCAACAAGGGTGTTGCCAAACCTGTGGTGGCTACAGGTGTGATTGACCGCAGCAAGTCGGTTGTGGTCGGTCTGGTGGCCGAGCAGGATCGGGCCTACACCCCCTGATAGGAGCGAAGCATGGCTTTCATTCGAGTTCCGCCGGATAGCACCGGCAAGCGAGTACTGACCAAAGAGCACACGGTCAGCGGCGAGGTCGTCCAAGTGCAGAAGATGCACATCGTGGACGAAGTGGACCCTAACCACGCGATGCACGTTGATCAGCGCGGTGCGGCCTTGATTCGGTTCTCTGAAGGCCAGCCGGCCCTGGCCGGTTTTGCTTCTCTGCGCGTGTCCGACATGAACGTGCTCGGGGTGTACGAGGCCACGCTCGACACTTACGATGCGCTGTTCAGCATCGAAACTTCGGTCGCGGGTGGTGAGAGCATCTACGACCCTGTGCAGGGCGGCACGCTACTGCAGGTTGATGGTTCAGCCGGCTCGTATGTGAAGCGGACGACCAACCGTTATCACTATTACCTGCCGGGTACGTCAACCACCTTCCTGTTCTACGGTGGGCCGGGGGATACCGGCAAGGCCGGCTGTGTACGTCGGGCAGGCATGTATGACGACAACGACGGGCTGTTCTTTGAACTCGACGGTACGGAAATTAAGCTTGTAGTTCGAGCCTCTACATCAGGCACGGTAGTTGACACCGAGGTTTCTTCCGCGAACTGGACCGGCGTTTTGGCTGGCGAACTCGATCCTTCGCAAATCTATTCAACTCTGAATGTTCCACAGACGTGGTGGTTTGACTACAGCCTAAGTGGTCGTGCGCGCTTTGGTGTGTACAACTCGACTGGTGAGCGAATCATCATTCACGAGTTCTCACCATCTGGCCAGTTACCTTTCCTTGGACGCGGCACGCTGCCTTGCCGCACAGAAATTTTCAACACGACAGCTACGGGCTCGCCTTCTGTGCTGCGCGAGTTTTCGATGGCCGTGTACTCAGAGGCGACGTTTGATCAGTTCACGTTTTGGCGATACAGCGGCGGGCTGATTTCGGCGCACGTTGACGTGCCGAACAAGCTGCTGGCAACGGTTCGTGCCTTGCCGACTGTCAACGGCAAACAGAACTCGGTTCAGATTTTTCCAGAGACGCTGAACATCTATGCGAACCACCCGGTAGCACTGACGTTGGCACAAGACGTTACCGCGACAGGACAAACGTGGACTGAAATACCTACTTCTGTCATCGAGGCTGCATACGACGGCTCATGGGCGCCAAACGACGACACGATCTATTTCAAGACCGTGTTTTGTGATGCTGGTGTAACGGTACTAAACGTGTCTCAGTGGTTCGAGTTGAACGACGAAGGACTGCTTGTCAGGGCTGACGGTACGCCCGTGGTGTGGGCGTTTCTTGGTACGCCACTGACTGCGCAGCACCCTGACGTGAAGTTCAACGTGGGCTGGCGCGAACTCTGGTAAGGACTGGTCGTGCTTCTTTGGCAAACGTGGGCTGAAGACTGGGCACTTCAGGAGAAGGTGTCGTTCAACGGTGTGACCAAACGCATCACGGTCAATGCGGGGGTCACTTCGATCGACATTCGCGAGGACGTGTATTCGGCGTGGATTCGCTGGCTTGAGCGCGAGACGAATACGCAGTACTTGCCGGCTATGCGCTACACGGGCCTAGACCCGATCCCTGGCGGGTTCACCGGGGCCACGTACTTCCTGCGCAACGGCTGGAAGTTGGAGTACGACGCGAACGTCGTAGCCATCGCAGGCGTGCTGTACTCTGATGATTACCCGACGGCTTATTGGTCGGCCGCAGACTTGCCGATCTTCCCGGCCACAGTGTCGTCCTTGGTGAACTCCGCGGTGGTCACTCAGAACGTGGTGACGGGTGATCTGAGCACGCTGCCTTCAAAGGAGCAGATCGCTAACGAGGTCCGCGCCGAACTCGCTGCCGAACTGCTGCGCATCATCGAACTGGCCAAGATTCACGGTCTTGTGGCGGGCACACCCCTGACAGTGAGTCCCACCAACCGCTCGGCCGGTGACATCAGCCAGACCGTCGTCGAAAGCGGGGACACGGTCACAGTTTCGCGAGTCTGATCGTGTTGGCACCCCGCGCCATTGCGCTGCAGGGTATCGGCTACCGGCCCAGGTACGTCGCCCTACAAGGGTTGGTGCCGCTCGACGACACGATTCGGCCTGACGTAATCCCCTATGGTCGCGGGGGAATTGTGACCCCCGTCAAGAAACAGCGTCGTCGCGACAAGGACGACGACGTGCTGTTGTTCCTGCTCCGCTAAACGCGCACATACCAGCGGCCGGAAAAAAGCGGCGAGAATCCTTGTTGGAGGTACGTATGCCTGACCTTGAAGGGCCAGTGGCCGAGCTTTTGAACATGCGTCTCGGGACGCTGCACGACGATGTCGGCGAGATGAAAGCGGCCATGAAGGACTTGGCTGCCGCGATTACCAAGCTCGCGCTGATCGAAGAGCGACAGAGCAACGCAGCCGCTGCGATGGAGCGAGCATTCCTGGCCCTGGAGAAGGTTGAGAACCGGCTGGCTGTCTTGGAAGCGCATGTTCCTGCCAACAAGAGGGTCTCCATATGGATTGACCGTGCCACTTGGGCAGGCATGGGACTGCTGGCCATGTTGGTGGTCAAGAAATCGGGTTTGTTGTGATCGCAATTTAGCCGCACACAAACTGAGCAAACACCCCCATAGAATTCGCGGCCATGAAGAAGACTTGGTACTCAGTCACGGCTCGCGCCAACGCGCCGGCCGAAATTTCGATCTTTGACGAGATCGGGTTCTGGGGCGTTACTGCCAAGGACTTCATCACCGATCTGAAGAAGATCGATACCTCGGCCCTGACGGTGTTCATCAACTCGCCGGGTGGGTCGGTGTTCGATGGACTGGCCATCTACAACGCACTGCGCCAGCATCCCGCGAACGTCACAGTGAAGGTGATGGGTGTCGCGGCCAGTGCGGCG